AGATGTACCAAACGATTGGCACTATCGAAAATCAAGTCGCCTCCATGAATATTCTGTATTGTTCGTAGGATAGCTAATGCATTCTTTTCTGTTGATTGCCATGTACGTTTAGTATTTACAGTTACGTTTCCTAATGACCAGCCAGTATTAAGTAAGGCATAGCGCATAGGGACTTCTGGTGTCTCTGCAACAAATTCCATGGGTTCTTTTTCAGCACTAAAAGAAAGATCATAAAATGCTGCTTCCGCATATACTTGAGTTACAACTCTTCCATCGGAGCTTTTCTCATCTGTTATAGTTCGAATACGATAAACATCATTAACAATCTGCACCTGTTTTTCATTGTCTAATGTCTCTCGCTTGGAATCATGAAATGGCAGTTTAAACTCCAGAATATCAGCGCCATTTACTTCACTTGTTACTACAATATCAAAGGCATTTTCTAACACTGCTTCCCAAGCCCCGTTAGTATCCAACACAACTGGTCTTGCAAATCCAAGTCTCTCATAAGGAGGTTTTGGTATATCATGTAGTTGTATTTCAAGAAGTTTAGGAGTTCTACTGGTGTCTTGAGTAGATAATGTAATTCGATAACGAATATATTCTCTGTTTGGAGATTGTAATTCCCCACTTGTTCCAATAGCCTGCCATTCAGTCCAACTAGACAAATCATCTGATGTAGAAGTTTCAACTAAGCTTATCGATGTTATACCTGCAATGTATTCACTTGTAACTGATACTCTACCCGTTCCAGAAAGCCCACAGGCAGCTGCTATCGAATAAAACTGGCCACTTTGTGCATAGACTCCGCTTGTTGCTTTTAGTATGACAGAACCAGGGTCCACAAGAGCATCAACATCAGCAGTGCTGTCTCCACCGTTTGCCAAAATTGAAGATTTAAAATAGAAAATAAGATCCTCCATGGTAAGCGAAGAATCTTTTTCATAGAACCAGTCATCAAATCCTCCTGCGTAATAATAGGTATTTGCATGCATCCCCATCACAATGTCCGCAACACAGGATTGATTTAAGTCTCCCGTGAATGTTCGAACTGGAGATTGCCAGACAGCCCCATCACTTCGATCGCAAAGTAAGTTCTGTACCCTTTTGCTGTTTACCTCAATGATTGATGCAATAAAATACCACCCATTGTTCTTTAGCGTAATAGTAGGTGTTTCTGTCTGGTCATATATCAGAGAACCAGAAGAATTATACAGCATTAATCGTAATCTTCCCTGAAATAAAGAAATATAGAAAATAGGTTGGCCTGGGCCTTGTCTAGTATTAAAAATTGGGATATACGTCTGCCCCACAGAATAAGTAGTTGGGTTTATCCATCCACCAACAACAATCTTTTCACCTAAATCACTAAAAAAGCTACCATCATTGGTAGCCACTAAATGCGTCTTTTCACTTGTTGGATTAATGATATTCTGCCTAAAATATCTTCCTAATCTACCAGATGATAAGTTGGCTGATGTGCCTGACCATCCGGATACAAAGAAGTTTCTGTTATGACCAGAATCATCTGCAAGCATGTTATTGCTATCTGGTGTAGCTTCGTTAAATCGCCAAAGAGCAACTGTCTTCTCGCTTACAGGAAACTCACCTGTAAAATCTGTCTGTGATGTTAAGATTGATTTAATTGCCACAAGCTCACCTCCATCTGCTTTTAGCCATAATCTTCAGCTCCGAAAAAGTTGCTCCCGCCACTGAAACTGTTATTTCATTTTCACCTTTGTGCAGTATAGGAAAGTTAAGCTCATCCAAGCCTGCAAGCCCATTTCTAAGTGTATTTCCGTTTGCATCGGTTATTTTTGCAGTTACTAATCCACTATCAATGACAAGCACTTCATCTGCTGCCAAAGCCCCAAATACTCGTAGTTCTTCGCCATTTGTCGTAATAGAAATGTAGGTGGATGATGAGCTGCTGATTATCCCCTTAAGTTGATAAACCGGTTCTGAATCCGCATTCCCAGTTAACCTTTTAATTTCATGAGCACCAACACTGGAAATCGTAAATTGTTCATCTATCAGTGCATAGGCGTGTGGATCTGGACAAATAAATTTTAATTCAAAGGCTCCAGCAGTTCTAAGTAATCTCTCACAATCTACTTGTTCAGTAAGCCGAGCATAAAAGTATCGATCGGGAATATCCTCTAATACAAGCTGCTTGAGACCATTCATTGGATTAAGCCATTCTGCAATAGAATCTAAAACGCTCACTAAATCTGCAAAACTCTTTTGAGGATATACATTACAGCTGATTGTTATGATCCGCTCTGAACTATCACAACCAAAATCTGCAACTCCCGCCTTTCCTGGAACAACCTCATACGAATTTCGTAGAGCGGGCGATGCCTGCCACTTTGTAAGTTTTGCTTTTATCTTCATATTTTTTGAATTGATACCATTATAAACGAAGCCCATACATCGCCCTCCTTTATGCAGTTATAAATCTTCCTTGAGCTCGTGATCCTGTTTGCATTAAATTATATAGCTCCTGTGAAATCTTCCGAATATCGTCCTCACTTCGAACAATCATCTGCTGTATTGTAATTAATGAGCCTTTAAAAGTTCCATAGCTACTACTAATACCTGCTCCATTCATATTAAGATTAGGGTTGATGTCAAAATCAGTTGGGATAGCATTTTGCATATCTTCACTAACACTATTCATTGCTTTTTCAAAACCAACACCAATACCCTCTCCAAGGTTTTCGCCTATACCAGCAAATAATGTTGATGGAGAATGAATGCCAAAGAAATTTTTAATTTTATTAACAACACCACCAAAAAAGCCTGAGATTTTATCCCAAAGCCAAGCTCCAGCATCTGAGATTCCTTGCCATAATCCTTTTATCAGATTGGTTCCAACCTGGGCCATTTGCCAAATTGAACCTGTAAACCCTTTAACCAGCGCTGTAATAATTTGTGGCACAGCTTTTACAACCTCTACAATAATCGTTGGAAGGTTCTTAATCAGTGAAACTAACAACATAATCCCCGCCTGAATAATCTGAGGAATGTTACCAATAATAGCATTCACAAGAGAGGACACAATCTTTGGTATAGCAGTAATAACAGTCGAAATGATCTGTGGAAGATTTTGAACCAGTGCTACTAACAATTGCACTCCGGCATCAATAAACTGCGGGATTGAGCCAAAAATCGCTGTTATTAACCCGTCGACAATTTGCGGAATTGCTTCTACAATGGCGGTAATGATTTCTGGCAAAGCACCAATTAAAGATGTCAGAAGCTGAATACCAGCCTCGATTATTTGAGGTATTGCGCCTATAACAAAATCTACTATGCCAGTAATAATGGCTGGCAAAGCCGCGATCAGCACTGGAAGGGCATCTAAAATACCTTGAGTTAATCCAAGTACAAGTTGCAGAGCTGCTTCTAAAACCATAGGAAGGTTATCCAAAAGCCCCTGTACGATTTGTACCACCGCTGAAACTGCAGCTGGAATTAACTGTGGCAGTGCTTCTGCAATTCCACTGACAATAGTTCCGATCATTTGTACTCCTGCCGTAACAAGTGCCGGTAAAGTTTCAATGATTCCATTGACTAGTGTCATCAATAGTATGACAGCAGCCTCTGTTATCTTCGGTAATGCAGAGGTAAGTCCTTGAACTAGAGAAATAATTATTTGAGAAGCAATATCCACTACAATTGGCAACTGCTCAGAAATAAATTGAACTGCTTCTTCTAAGATTCCACCAAAAGCATCAATTAAGCCTTGAACACCATCTTTCTCAAAAGCTTGAGATAATTCATCAATCCAACCATTAACCATCGGAAGAACAGTTCCAGAAAGCATGGTTGTTAACCCTTCAGCAAGCTGCCCCTTTAACGAAGCAACTCCATCCTCAAGAGTTGCCATTTGCCCAGAAAAAGTTTTGGATTGTGCTTCCATTGAACCATAGAAACGCCCACCTTCTGATGTTGCTGATGCAAATGCCTCCGCAACCATGTCTGCTGAAATTGCCCCTTTTGACATTTCCTCCTTGAGTTCACCGATGGATTTTCCGGTCTTACGTGAAATTTCCTCTAATGGGTTAAAGCCTGCATTAATCATTTGCATTAGGTCTTGCCCTGTTAACTTACCGGTTGAGGACATCTGTGCAAATGCTAAAGTTAAACTTTTGAATTTTTCGGCATCCCCCTGAGATATATCACCCAACTGTTTCATTCTTATTTGAGCTTCTTCTGCAGACATTCCAAAGCTCATAAGAGTTTGGGCTGATTGAGCAAGATCTTGCATTCCAAATGGAGTAGCCGCTGCTTCCTTTTTCAGATCATTCACTAACTTTTGTGCTTTTGCCTCATCGCCCAGCATGGTAGTAAACGATGCAGTATAACTTTCCATTTGAGCGTTGTATTCAACGCCATCCTTCATCGCACCCACAAATGCTTTTCCTATTCCCGCAATAGCCGAGCCTAATGCTTTTACTCCACCGATTATGGCATCTGATAGCAGATTTGCTTTAAGTACATCTCCCAAAACAGAGGTTTTCTTAGTGGCATCATCCATTTCATTGCCAACATCATCAACATTATCAGCAAGTTCATCGGCTGCATCAGCAGCATCTTCCATGTTGTCAGCACTTTCATCTGTAGCATCGGAATGATCACGCAAACTCTTATTGTTATTTTCAAGTTCTCGTTCCATGCCATTGAGCTCAGCCAAAGCTTTATTTAATTGAATCTGCCAATTTTGAGTTCTACGATCATTTTCTCCGAAAGAAGTGGAGGCATTATCTAGTGCAGATCGTAGTGTCTCTATCTTTTCTTTTTGTGCATCGATCGTTTTTTCTAATATTTCATTACGCGCTGTTAAGGCTTGGATGGACTTATCATTTTTATCAAACTGGGAGCTGATTAGAGCCATCTCACTACCTAAGACTTTAAATGCCTGGTTAATATCACGAAGTGCATTTTTAAATTCCTTTTCGCCTTCCACTCCGATTTTTAAACCGAAATTATCTGCCAAGATTACCTCCTCCTTTCGTTGAAAAATCAAATCCCATAAGGAATAATGTCATCGATATAAAGTTCCCGCTTCGGTTTTGACATCCCAAGGAACTGCTTATGACACTCCCATAAATCCATAAGCAAGCCAATAGGTGTAAGCCATGTTTCCTCTTCAGTGCGATTTAAATGAACAGTTCCGTAATATAAAAGCCGGGTAAAGAGTTCATTCTCATTTACCCGGTTTGCACGTTTTTTGAGTCATCTTCAGACTCAATATTCCTTTTTGTTCCCTTGAACATAGCTTCTGTTAGAGCACTCTTATATGTCGCTAGTTCCAAAGGAGAAGTAAGAAGCTCAACTTCTTCTTGAGTAAGAAGCGGCTTTTTGTTATCTGGATTTCGCAGGTTATGAATGAGCAGGCTCTGATTGGCCATTAAAGTTATCAGCCAGACTATTTCATCCAGTGCCATTTCGAAGTTCTCAGACTTCATCAATTTTTCACCCAAATTTTCAAGGCCACCATATCTACCCGCAATTTCTTTCGTGGCTTTAGTAGTAAGAATAAGTTCATACTCCTGCCCGCCAATATTAATCATTGCACTTCGTTCTTTATCCATTTCAATTCCCCCTTACTCTCCAATTCCACTAGAAGCTGCGAATGTGGGCTCATACACTTCGTTGAACCAGCTATTAATAACCGTTGAAGTTACCCCTTCATCACCCTCGTTAACTTCCGCCTTCCATGGATGCTTACCTTGACCATCTAGCTTATTTCTTCGAAGCACTGTTCCTTCGATAGTTGGGGTTGAAAAAGTGATACTATCGCCTTTTGTCGCTAAGTTTGTTGCAGGAATTCCAAACTTCACACGATACAGCCAAAAGTATCGGTATTTACCGTTTGCTTTTTGTGCTCTGAAGCCAATCGCAACTGGAGCTCCACCATCCTCACTGGTTGAGATGAGCACATGATTGTCATCAATGGTAGCTCCTGTTAAATCTCCGGCAGCTGCTACACCTATATCATCAATACCGAGTGTAAGGGTACCGCTTTTAAATTCTTTTACAATCTCAGCAGCACCATCATCTGCATAAAGAGTTGCCTCAGCAAGCTCAACGGAAAGTTCTGCACTGATTGCTTTTGCCAGCGGTTTCGGTGTTTCATAGGTTTCATCACCGTTTATGTCTTCAGTGATTTTTGCATAATAAAGCCTATCAAGACCTATCGTAGCCATTTCTTATTCCTCCATTTCCAATTGAAATTCATATGATTTAGCCACATCTATGGCATAATGGTGATAATCGGTATCATCCTCATGTCCAATGTACCGACGGTCCGTTATAGTAAAATCCGCACCCAAAAGAGTGCGGACAATAGTGTTTTTTATAGTTGTATAATTTCCTTTTACAAATAAGGAAAGTCTAGCTTCCTGTACTTCATATCCTGGTGCATTATCAGCATGAACTTCGAATAAATCAATAAGTGGTGTAATTACAATATAAATATCAGGAGGAACACCAGAAAACCGTCCTGTCTCTACTGGAATATTGCACATATCTGCAATGAATTTGAGTTCATTTAATATACTCATAAGTTTTCTACCTCCTGCTCAAACCTTTTCTTCATAGCGTCAATACATGCTTTTCTTGACGCACTTCTTGCAGGCTTTAAAAATGGTTTTGGTGGCTGACCTGATTTTCCATATTCAATAATATTGGCTATCTTGGCATTACTTTCGCCATTTCTTCGTGGCTCCTTGAAACCCACCTTCACGTTAAAATTTCCATTCCTATCTACTTTTGCCGGAGACAGTCCCAGGGAATTGACAAGCTCACCAGTAGACCGACTTTTCTCTTTTGTTCCACTACCAACTACAGCTTTCAAATTTGACATTACCTTTTCTAAAACAATTTCTCCGCCTGACTCAAGTACTTTTGGAATAATTTCATCCGTCTTTTCTCCCAGTCTTGATAGTTTTAGAAGGAACTCCTCAGGCATTTTAACTTGTACTTTAGCCACTTGACCCCACCACCTTTTTTGCCAAAACTTCAATATACATGCCTCTGCCTTTTACATCTTCAACATTTGTAATCTCATAACGACCATCACTACACACAATCACCGTATTGGTAGACACCTCAACATCAGGTATCTTACGAAAGCAAAACAGAGCAGTCGCTTCAGAAAATACTGCTCGATTGGCCCATTTTTCATTACCATGACGTTCTTCTTTATAAGCACGAACAGAAGCAAGGATGATATCCTTAGATTTACCGAAACCTTCACTGTCTCTCGTTGTTTCAACGGATATGATATCAATAAAGGTGTTCATCTTACCAAAACTCATACTCTACACCTTCCAATCTCGGTCAAGTCTAAGCAGTAAATTTACAGTGTTCCAAACTTGTTGGCTTGCCTGGACGTTATCAGCAAAAAAGCCGCCAGTACTGCCATCTCGACTTTCATAGAAGTGAGATGATAACATGATGACGGCTTGCTCTGTAGTTGGTGGCATTTCATTTTCAGAATAATGTCCTTCTGGTAGATGCTGATAACTCTCGGCATAAGCGATAGCGGTGTTGATATACATTTGAAGAAGCTCATCATCGCGTTCATGCTCGAGAATTAAGTTAGCTTTTACTTTTTCAAATAGAGTCATAACCGTCACCATCCTTTTTTTAAGGCGTATCCGCAGTCATGATTCCTGCGGCTTTAAGCTTACTTAGTAAGGCATTAAAGTCTGTCACCAAAGCTTCTACAGTTTCCGCAGTACTTGCTGGTTGATTATCAAGAACAGGGAGCCCAGTTACTTTGGCTCCCTCTTCAATTACAAGCTCTCCACCTATAACTGTCTTTTCCCCGCCTTGTTCGGTGTAGTTCTTTGCGTTATAGCTCATCATTTACACCTCCCATTAAGCCTTCTGCTGAAGAACTTTGATGGCTTCAGGTAAGATAAGCTTTCCATCTACACGCTGGCTCGCAAGGAAACCAACCTGCCCTGTGGTTGCAAAAAGCTCGTTTAAACGTTTGAAAGAACGTCCCTGTCTATCGGCAATCCAATAATATCCGAAATCACCGAAGGCAATAGTTTTAGCTCCAGCTTCAATAGTAGGAGCATAAGCTGAAGTATAAACCGGACGATTTAATAAAGTATCTGGAGTACCTGCTGTTAAAGAAGGCTGCCACAGATATTGACCTTGACCGTCTTTCAGCTTACGGATTGCCTTTACTGTTGCATCATTCATCAGGAATACCGCGTTCTTTCTATATGGCGCTTTTAATGAGTAAACAAGATCGATAATCTCATCTGCAGTAATAGCAGTTGCAGACCCTGCTGTCACTCCAAGCTGTGCTCCGCCTGTTGCGTTGAAAATACCAGTAGGTTTTCCATCTCCGTCTCCAACTAAAAAAGCTTCTTCTTCCTTAGCACCGATTCTACGGGCAAATTCAGTGGAGATATAATTCTCCAGATCAAATACACTGTCATTGAGAAGTTCATCAGAAACTTTAATCATTGTACCCAGCTTGTAAGCACCAATAGATGTCTGACCGAATACAGAATCACTCTCATCAAACTCCTCACCTTCGTCAAGCCAAGCAGCTGTGCCTTTGGTCACCACAACCGGGATTTTACGATCACCACTTGAAGTTTGAATAATCTTTGCAAGTTTACGGAATACATTCTCTTCCTCAAGAGTTTGAACCAAGGTGCGCTCAAATTCATCAGGAACAAGGTATCCTCCCTCAGAATCAGTGCCTACAGATAAGGCGTTTAACACATCATGACGAGGGTTTTTGCTACGCATTACGTTCCAGAATGCTTTCCTATATTCATCACTGGCTCTTCCGGTCTTTGTATCCATCCCTGGAACAGCTGGCTTTCCAGTAAGAGGCATATTTACTGGCTTATTAAGCTCTGCTTCAAGAGCCTCTTGACGTTCCAATCTTGCTATTTCCTTACCGAGATTAATAATGTCTTCTTCCATTTTGTCATAGGTTGCTGCATCTTCTGCGGATACAAGCCCATCACTACCACGCTTTGAATCAAGAAATGCCTTTGCTGCTTCCCATGCTTTTGCGCGTTTTTCACGCAGTTCAAGAATTTTACTCATTTTTATTCCTCCTAATATTTCAATAAATTAAGTCGCTCATAAAGCGGCTCTGCTGATTGTTTTACAACTGGTTTTTGAAGTTTGTTCATTAGTGAATTGGTCACTGCTCTTCTGCTGAATACAAAGCTGTCTTGTAGCTGTCTCTTATACACATCTG